GGGATGTGCCCCGATCTCTTGACTGAACGAGAGAAGCGGGAGATCTCTAATGGTGCTATGTATCTTACCGGACGTATCCAAACCGCCGACAAACAGAACGGAAATGGTCGAGTTTATCCTTACGACGTTTTAAGTCGTGAATTGAAGAACTACAAAAAAGTAGTTGATGATAATCGTGCTTGTGGCGAACTTGACCACCCAGATGATTCCGTTGTGAATCTTAAAAATGTCTCTCATATTGTTACAGATGTCTGGTGGGAAGGCAAGGATGTCATGGGCAAAATTAAAGTTCTTGACACCCCATCCGGAAGAACATTGAAAGAACTAATTAATGCCGGAGTGAAGTTAGGCATTTCTTCAAGAGGCCTTGGTTCGGTTCGTGAGAGTATGGGAAAGACTGTTGTCGAGAATGATTTTCAATTGATCTGCTTCGACATTGTTTCTGAACCATCAACTCCGAATGCCTTCGTTTATCCAAAGAATTACAAAGCTGATCCAATCAGGATGCGAGAACACAAAGAAAATAAAATTGATAATTTATTTAACAAAATTTTAAAGGATTAATATCATGAGTTATTCAAGCTATGGTAAACAACAAAAACTATTTGAAAACTGGCGTAAGTTTTTAAAAGAAAACGAGAAGGTAGATGCCTTTATAGCCGGCGCTGATAAAGGTCTTCATGATTATACCGCTTTATTGAAGAAGATTGCATCTGATGAAGAATTTAGAAAACTTGCTTTGTCTGGACAATCTGATGCTGGTGGCCCCGCTGATGAAGCTATATCTGTATCAAGTGGCGAACCTGTCGCAGCAAAAAATTTAGTTCCGACTCAATTTGATATTGACTTAGAAAAATCACTTGGAGATCAAATGATCAATAGATTCAGCGGTACAGAATATGCTCTAGAAGATACAGTAACAATGGGTTCGAAAGAAGGTCGTATACCGATTTTAGTCTTTGATGGAAAATATATTTTAGATGGTCATCATCGATGGTCACAGGTCGTAATGACTAATCCAGAAGCTATGATGACTATTGATAATCTGTCAGCACCAGCATTTGGCTCCGGACAAAAAGGGGCCGAAAAAGCATTGAAAGCAACTCAATTAGCAATTGCCGCTCTTGCTGGAAATGTTGTTACAAACGATACAAAAATCAATTTATTAACAGTAAAACCAGAACAAATTAAAAATTATGTTTTAGAAAGAATAAGCGATGAAGTATTGCAAATGTTGCACAATGCTGGTAAAATTAGCGAACCAACAAAAGAAGCTGCTGCTGAAATGTACGCAAATAATCTCATCGGCCTACAGCAAAGAGAAAAAGGAAAATTCCAAAGAAAACTCGGCATGCCTCAAGCAGCAGATTCAGGCACAAAGCAGGCTTTAGTTAACAAGGCATTAGAACAAGGTAAAGTTAATTTCGATAATCCACAAAAATCTGATTTAAAAAAAATGAGGAAAAATGAATAAAAACGAATTAAAAAAAGTATTGAAGCCGCTGATCAAAGAGTGCATCAAAGAAGTTATGTTCGAAGATGGAACTCTTTCTTCGATTATCGCAGAGGTCATGAAGGGTACACAACAATCACCCACTCAGCCAATTGTAGAGCAGCAACAATATCAACCGCCACAACCTCGCTTGGAAACCGATGAGGAGGCCAAAGCAAGACTTGCGGCAAAAAGAAAAACTCTAATGGACTCCATTGGAAAAGATGCCTATAATGGTATCAATCTTTTCGAAGGAACAACACCAGCCCCCGCACCTACAAATACACAAGGACAGGGCGCTCTTAGCGGAGTCGCTCCAAACGACGCTGGTGTTGACATTTCCAAATTAATGAATAAAACATCTGCCATTTGGCAGAAAATGAACGAGAAAAAGTAATGGGACACAACTACGAATATAAGATCAAAAAAGGCGAACCAGTCGAGAGAGCCGTAAAGAAGTTTTCAAGAAAATGCAAAAAACTTGGAATCATCCAAGAGTGCCGTGATAGAAGACATTACATGAAGCCATCTGTTAAAAGACGATTGGCTAAGAAAAGAGCAATTGCGAGACACAGAAAGGAAATGGCGAAACGACGCCGTTAAACTATTTAATACGATAGGAGATTAGAGATGTCATCAAGTTTTATATATTCGGTTGGCCTGAATAACGTTGGTTCGTATCAAGCATCTGGTGCGCCTTTTGTTACATCATCTGCAATACCGGCATCCGGAACTGTTTTTCACAAAATTGAGTTTCCATATGTAACTAAAGAAATTACAATTCTTAATCATGCGCCAACTACAAAACCAATTAGGCTTAGTTTTTCTGAAAGAGGCATGAGAGATGACGTTAAAAATTACATTCTCATTGGATCATCAATCGATGGTGGACCAACAACCCTTAATGTAAAGGCGAGTGCTCTTTATCTTATGAGTGATGATAGTACTGCTACATATGAAGTTTCTGTTTATGCATCTTTAACAAATATTAATATTGGTAGAGTCGAGGGCGCATCTCCTTCCGGTTCTAACTGGTCTGGTTCTATCGGAGTAGGTTAATGGCTGAATTCGGCTGGGCTTATATTGAATGCGATAGTACTGGTGGAGGCACCTCCGGAGCAGGTCCTACGGGATCTATTCAGTTTTTGCATGCTGGGACAGATATTACTGGTTCTTCTAGATTAGTTTTCAACACTGGTTCATCGGCCGAAACTGACGCCACTTTGCCAGAGTTAACTCTAAAAGGCACATTAACTGTTAGTGGCACAATAAATGCTGATGAACTTAATATTAATGTGACCAATAAGACAGTCACAAATATTGATGTATCTGGATCGACAAAGTTCGGAGACACAGAAGATGATTTTCATCAATTCACCGGTAGTGTTAGCATAACCGGCGGAGTGTACTTTTCTTATTACAGATTAACTGCCACCAGCCACACAGTGGGCCCGGCAGATTATATTATTGGATATTCAGCCAGTGAAGGTACAACGATCACACTGCCTGCTGCTAATGTCTTTCCGGGTAGAATTATTGTTATTAAAGACGAATTTGATTTTAGTGGTGGTCGGCCCGAGACACCAACAGACCAAATTGCTATTTCAAGATCTTCAAGCGATACTGTTGACCATGGAACATTCGTTGGTCTTTCTGGTGACAATGCTTCTGTAACTCTTTATTCTGATGGTGGAACTAATTGGTTTATTATCTAGATAATATTTATTATGAGGAATAACTCATGGCTTATAACATATTATCTGGAAATGTTGGCGAAAGTGCCTTAATATTATCGGGCGCCTTTAGTGGTGCATACGATGGTGATGGCACTGACATTATCAATGTTAGTCATGCAGAACAAACAAACGCTGACGAAGGTAGAATTCCTTATTTCTTTGGCGCTGCTCCGACATCTCAAGTCGGAGAATTTAATTTAAAGGGAAATATAAATTTCACTTTTGATCAAGGCACCGATACATTTTCAACAAGAACTGGTTCATTTACTCATCTTTCTGTGAGCGAACCAGTATCAGGGAATATTGCAACAACTTCTTATTTGGGAATTGATCCTTCTGGTAGAATTGTTGTTACATCTTCAGCAGGAGGCGGCGGTGGCGGCTCAGGCCAAGCAGCAGGACCTACCGGCTCTTTACAGTTCTTAACTGGATCGAACTCAACGAGCGGCTCAGCAAATCTTTTGTTCTTGAGCGCTAGTAATACTCTTGTATTGACTGGGACACTTGATGTGAGCGGCACCATCAATGCAAATGAACTAAATATCAATGTCACCAACAAAACTGTCATTAATCTAGAAGCATCTGGATCAACTAAGTTTGGAGACACAGATGATGATACTCACCAATTTACAGGAAGTATTTTAGTAAACGGCAGTATTATCAGGGCAAGAGAATCTGTAACGTCTTCTCCTTACACAATATCTGCGACGGATTATGTTATTGGTGTTGATACTGCGACAATTGGTGCTGCGAGTACGATTAATTTGCCTGTTGCCAATACACTTCAAAACGGACAGTTCTTCATAATCAAAGACGAGGGCGGAGATGCCCAAACATACAATATCAAGATCACTGCCTCTGCTGCTGATTTGATTGATGGTGTTTCAGAAGTTTACCTAGAGTCGCCATATGGAGCCATAAGTATCTATACAAATGGCTCAGATAAATTCTTTATATACTAGCGGTCACTTACGACATTTATGTCCTATTTATTACAGCGCCAGTGGTGTCGGTTGGATCCCGTATTCATCGGCATCACACGCCATGGCGCGTTTTTATGGAGGATATAAATTATGGCTTATAAATTTCAAATTGGTGCAGCGCAACTCTCGGGTAATTTAACTCAAGAGGGCACCGTTGTAGGTGAATCTACAATTTCTGGTTCGTCTACTCTTTCAGGTTTCGATCTTGTTATTCAAGACGGAAAAACCATTGGTGTTAATGGTGACACCAACCTTATGACTCTTGCAGCAAATTCTGTTGATGTTGAAGGTGATGTTTCTGCTTCACTTGGTTTTGATGGCTTGGATCTTCAAATTGAAGACGGAAAAACCATTGGTTCTAGAAGTGATACCAGTCTTATTACTTTAGACAACAATGCAATCACACTTGGTGCTAATAACACAGACGTTTCAACATTCAGTTCACAAGCAACTGCTTCTGCTGGTTTCACCGTTAACGGCTCAGGTCACACTGGTCTTATTGTTGGTGCTTCTGGTGAATTCCAAGTTACCGTTGCAGATGGTGCTATCTCAACCTCTGGTGATGTTTCTGGTTCTGCGTTCTTTATTAACGCAGGTTCTGATGCAGAAATCGCTCAAAACTGGCTTCCAGATGTTGACAACTCACTTAACTTAGGAGACGCTACTAAGCGTTGGGCTAATATTTACGTTGAAAATGTTGTTGGTGCTGTCATTAATGTTGAAACAAGAACATATACTTCTACTGCCACTATCGGTTCTAGCGTTGGTTTTGCTATTGCAAACAGTGCAACCGCTTTCCAGTTAGACCTTCCTGCTGGTGCAGACGGTAAAGTTGTTAGAATTAAAAGCATCAATAATGGTGCTATTACACTTTCTGCTTCTGTTGCTGGTGAGACTATGGCTGATGAAACCAATGGCGATCTTCTTGTTCTTGAAGCAAAAGGCGCTGCTGTAACCTGTGTATTCTCAGGTTCTGCTGGTGCTGGTGACTGGTACATTATCTAATCTTCGGATTGGATTTTTGTCCTATTCTTTCTTGGAGGTTGCCTTCGGGCAACCTCCCTTTTTATTATCAAATGCCTAATTATGGATAAGGCGAGGATTATAGAATGGCATATAAATTTTCAGTAGGACCTCAAGTTATTGGGGACCTTAAGGCTAAGGACGACACTCAAAGAGATACTGCGATTGATTTTGGCGAAGACCAGATTGAATTTCAGACATCTGGGTCTGTTCGTCTTCAGATAGATAATCAACATATTTCGTCTTCTTTGGGAATATCCGGTTCGACTTTTTATTTTGCTGACTCAATCAAGATCGCAGGAGCGCCGCCGGGCGAAGATACTGTTATTGATAATCAAGGAAACTTTTATGGAAGCTCTATCGATGTTGGGACCGTATCGGGTTCTAACATTGTAATTACAGATAGTGGGAGCCCTGTCTATCAATTGCCAGATGCTGATGGCAATGCCGACGAAGTTATAGCAACAGATGGAGGTGGTAATCTTTCATACAGACCTGTTGATGAATTAGGGGCTGCTTCTTTTCTTCATTATGGCTATAATCCTAGTTTTTCAAACTCTACGCCCATTGAGACCACAACTGTTAATGGATCTACAAATGATTACGGATATAGAATGCCGCTAAGTGGAACGATAACACATTTAACATGCCAATTTCAATTTAATGCTTCTGACGGCTCAACTTACGAGTTTATCGGAGGAGTCTATAAAAACAATCAATTAGTAGATTCTGGTTCAATGTCTATAACAAAAGCCGGTGGTGGTAGTGGTGCCACGGGATTTGTAAAAGCATTTGATCCCCCAATTAGTTTCGACCCGGGTGAGACAATCACGGTTAAGGTTAATTTTGATCAGACAGGTATTAGTGCCGATGATCTCGCAGCACTAGTCAGAATTATAACAAAAGTTTAAAACGAGTAGGTAAACATGTCATATAATATTTTAAAAAGCAAAGTCAATTTTGTTGGAGACGATACACCAGAAATTGAAGGGATGGTTGATACATCTTCAGATCAAACAATCAACGGCCAAAAGACATTCACAGATCTATCAGCAAGTTCAATTTCGGTCGATAGTGTTGTTTCTCACACTGGTGATAGTGATACTAGAATATCCTTTGAGACAGACAGAATTCAGTTTTTTGGTGAAAATGTTGAGTTATTCACGATTTATGGAAACCTTAATCCTGATCGTGTGCAAGTTCAAACAGGCAATCTCACCCTTCCGAATGGAAATATAGGGATCGGAGTTTCCGTACCAACATTTGAACTTGAGGTCGACGGCGACATATCCGGTTCCGGAACATTTCACAATGTTGGTAATGCCACATTCGGAGGCGATATATCAATAACTGGTGCTTTTAATGGTGACGGATCTGGTATAACAGGCGTTACTGCTGACAGTATTTTGGCTGCAAATCTTATAGGACAAATATCTGGATCTCAAATATCAGCATCGACTGGCCTGACCACCGATGGCAATAACCTCGCAGTAGATCTTAAATCACAAGGAGCGCTCGCAGACGATTCCGGACTGAAAGTTGATATTGGAAACAGTACAACGACAACTTATAACAATGCATATAGCATTCTTGTATCCGGAAGTGCAATAGAAAACAGAAGTATGGCTCTTACTTCTTTAGAAGGCGGTATTAGTTTAGATGCGGCTCGAATCTCTTCCGGAAAACTAGACAACGCTAGAATGCCCGATAATATTAACGTATCACAATTGAGCGCAAGTACAACAATATCGGGTGCATATTTTGAAGGCGATGGCTCGGGCTTAACAGGCGTAACAGGCAACCCAACACCCGGAGGAGCAAATACAGAGATTCAATTTAACGATGATGATTCTTTAACAGGATCTCCAGATCTGACATTTTTTACAGGATCTCAAACATTAGCAACAACAAATATATCTGCTTCTTCGAATATCTCTGGTTCATCTTTGTATCTACAAGAAGAGATTATAGTCGGAGGGCAGACGTTTTTAGATATTGAGGGTGATGTCAGTGGAGGCAATGCTTCTTTTATAGAAATCACAGCATCAAGCGAAATATCATCTTCTAGTGACATTTATGCTGAGAACTTCCGAGGAAACGGAAGTACCCTTAACAATGTTCCGTTGGTACAATCTAACGGTGCTTCTGTTGTTTTTATTGACAATGCAGGAAACCAAACAATAACTTCAAACGCTAACTTCAGGTACAATGGAAGTGACGTCTTCAATGATGCCGGTGGGTTTTCTGGTTCTGCTGATCTTCAAGTCGGAGGACATATAAGCGGATCGGGCGACCTTAAATTGCTTAATGGCGATCTTTATCTTGCAGGCACCTCGAGAATTTTCTTTGATGGAGATGATGGCACTATTGATGTGTTTATGACTGAGCGAGCCGGCGGAAATGGCATAATAATGGACGGTAAAAATAGAATAAGATTTAAAGCAGATCAATATGTTATTTTTGAAGCACCAGATTCAACAGAGCCGATTCTTGTTGATTTTAATTCTAGTCCATATCAACTTGAATTATTGATGGCCTTATCTTCGTCTCAGCATATTTCCGCCTCTGCGTATGCCACTGCCGGAGGAACTGTAATAACAGATGAGGGTAACTTCCAAGGCAACAATGCATTTTTCAATGAGATCACGGGATCTTCTTTGTTTCTTGAATCTGATTCGGCTGGCACCGCACCGCAAATACATATTCATGAGGATGATACTGAATATGGTAGAATAAGTTTCACGAATAATGCCGATACAAGCGGTCAAATTGGGGCCGTCTCCCACGAGTGGACTTTAGCAGGTAGTTCATCAGCACAAGGATCTCCGACAGACGCACAATTTAACATTTTCTACGGAGACGCTCAAGGGAATGGGAACGGTGCAGACATACTTACAATAAATGGTAGTGGCAGTGTACAACTTCAAGGCATATTAGGGCTCAACTGTAGGAATTTTGATGGTACTGATAGAACTGCTCATTCGAGCGTCAATGTCAATGCACACATCTATTCTAAAATTGTTACGGGGCACGCTGAGGTATTAGTGCGAGACTCAAATGGCAACGTGACACAAATCGCTCCTCACACTACGGAAGGCGAATGGCAATATTTCTCGAGAAACACGCGAACAGGAAAAGTTGTAAGAGTTAATATGGAGAGAATGATTCGAAAACTAGAGGAAATTACAGGCGAATCATTTATGGAAGAATGGTATGAAGATCCTACCGATCTGACTCCATAGACCCAGAACAATACTAATCTTCCTTTTCCTATCATAAACACTATTTACTTGTGATATAGTATTTCTAGGAGAAATTGAATGTCTTCAATGTTAGAACAAGCAATTGTTGATGCAACCGCACTTCGCGAGGCGGCACTTAAGAATGCCGAGCAGGCAATTATTGAAAAGTATGCACCTCAAATAAAAGAGGCAGTTGAGTCATTGCTTGAAGGCAATGATTCTCAAATTGGTGTTGGCTCATATGTTCGCCATATGGGGTCAAATCAAATTGGGAAAGTTCATCAAATCGATGAGGACGGAGTCCAAGTTGAAGGCCGTGACGGCAAAGTATTCCTTGCCGAAATGGATGAACTTGAAGAAGCCGATATGCTTCATGAAGAAGAAATGGCAATGGGTGCTGTTGCGACATCTGCAACTCCATCTGCTCCGATTGCTTCTGCTCCTCAAAATATTGTGGATCCACACTCTCAAGCCGAACTATCAATGGAATTCGAATTTGATCCTTCCGATTTTGAAATCGACCTTGATGCTGTAAAGGCTGCTGCTGAAGCGGATCCTACATCTGCTGGTGAAGAACCAATGGCAACTGACGATCTTCTTGGAGACCTTGGTGGAGATGAAGGCGAAGATGACCTTCTTGGTGACCTCGGTGGAGAAGATGAAGAACTAACACTTCAAGAGATGATTGACATGGTCTCTGATATTCTTGAAGAAGATAAAGAAGAAATTAATGAAGAACTCGTTGTTGATGTTTCTGAACAAAAGCACGGTCATATTGTGACCGATGAAGGAACTCTTAGATACGACGAAGAACTCCGTAAAGCAAATCAAGAATGTGACATGTATAAAGAGAAATACGGAGAACTTGAAGAATCTTTCAAGAAAGCAAACGAAGATTCACATAAACTTTTAGAAGTTGTAGAACAACTTAAAATTAAACTTGATGAAGCATTGGTTTCTAATGCTCGTCTTGTTTACTCAAATAAAACTTTGAGCGATGCCTCCCTGAATGAGCGACAAAAATCTAAAATTGTTGAAGCCATCGCTAAGGCAACATCTGCTGAAGAAGCAAAGACTCTCCACGAGACTCTAACTGCTACAGTGGGATCCTCTGCAAAGAAAGGTCCACAATCACTGAGCGAGTCTGTGAATAGAAGATCCAATCTTTCAGCAATTATGCCTAGGCGCAAAGAAAACGTGGTTACCGAGTCCATGTCTTTCGCTGACAGAATGAAAAAACTCGCTGGCATTGATTAATCATTTATGGAGGTATTAAAAATGTCTATTGTACAAACCCTTACAGAAGGTATTGTCCAACGCGATATGGCGAAGGAAGGACAAGCCCTCTTAAACAAGTGGGGTCAAACCGGTCTTCTTGAAGGTCTTTCAAACGATCATCAAAGAAGCAACATGGCCCGTCTTCTTGAAAACCAAGCAAAGGAACTTCTTCGCGAATCGTCTGCAATGGCAAGCGGTGATGTTGAAGGTTTCGCTGCTGTGGCTTTCCCAATCGTTCGTCGTGTATTCGCCGGACTTATCGCTAACGATCTTGTTAGTGTTCAGCCTATGAGCCTTCCATCTGGACTCATCTTCTTCATGGACTTTAAGTTCTCTGACAACAGCCCTGCTGGTGTTGCAGATCGTCTTGGATATGAAACTGGTGAATCTCTCTATGGTGGCGGCAAATTGGCTTCTCAAATCACCGGTGGTGTGGACCTTTCTCGTGTTCGCGATCTTGGTGGTGGTCCTCGTGGACTTAATAATGGTTACGCTTCTGCTACTGGTTCTGCTGTTGCTGCTCTTGCAAGCGCAGTTTTGGTTGCATCTGGTACTGCCGGTGCTGCTGCTGGAGAAGGTGATAACCCACTTTCTGCTGCTGATCAAGCAACTCTTGATTCTTTGACTCAATATGATGCCGACCTTGCTGGTTTCCCTGTAATCGTTATGGAATTTACAGGTTCAGCAGATTTGGCTCAATTTGTAGTTGACAATGTTACTGCTATCTCTTCTTCGGCAACTGCTGCTGCACAGCACGTACGTCGTTGTACTAGAATTGGATCTGGCTCGGTTACACAACTTCCGGGCGAAAGTGGCTACAGATTTACCATGGTATATGCTGGTGCTACTACGTCAACAACCCTTGAAGCAAACGGTTTGGGAACAAGTCTCATTGCGATCACTGGTGCAACCGTTAATGTATCTTTCCCAATCGATGATGATCTCGTCGCTGGAAATGGTCTTGGATCTATCAAGGGCGATGACCTTTGGGATCTCGAGAACAACGAAAGAATTCCAGAAATCGACATTAAAGTTGATTCTGTAGCGATCACCGCAGAAACCAAGAAGTTGAAAGCAAAGTGGACCCCAGAATTGGGACAAGACCTCAACGCTTATCACAACTTGGATGCTGAGGTTGAATTGACTTCTATTCTTTCAGAGCAAATTGCACTTGAACTTGATCGTGAGATCATGACCGACCTTATCGTTGGTGCAACTGCTGGTACTTTCTACTGGTCTCGTTCACCGGGTCTTTTCGTAAATCGTACCACTGGTGAAGAAGTTGGTGCTTCTGCGAAGGCTCCTGACTTCACCGGTACTGTGTCTGAATGGTATGAGACTCTCATTGAAACCATCAATGATGTTTCTGCTCAAATCCATAGAAAGACACTTCGAGGTGGTGCTAACTTTGTTGTTTGTGGTCCTGAGATCGCTAACATCCTTGAATTCACCGCTGGCTTCCGTGCAAACGTTACTGCTGATGCCGACAAAGGCGACATCGGTGCTGTTAATGTTGGTTCGCTTAGCCGTAAGTTCGACGTTATTGTGGATCCTTACTTCCCACGTACCGTCCTTCTTGTTGGTCGCAAAGGAAACTCTTTCCTTGAAAGTGGTTACGTATATGCTCCATACGTTCCGTTGCAAACCACACCTACCATCTTCGGGCCAGAGGACTTCGTTCCTCGTAAGGGTGTAATGACTCGTTACGCTAAGAAGATGGTCCGTCCTGATATGTACGGTCTCGTTATCGTTCGAGGACTTCTTGGTGAGTCTGGGGCCTAGTTTTTAAACTAGTGTTCTCTCACTACCCAGCCCCTCGGTCTTCGGATCGGGGGGTTTTTCTTTGTTTTTAACTATTTATTGTATAATTTAGGAGTTATAAAATGGGTAAGTCTTTTAAAAGATATAAACTTAGAAAAAAACTAGAAGCACAAAATCAGTCTGAAGTAGCGGCTGCACCTGTTGTTGAAGCACCACCAGAGCCAGAGCCAGCCCCAGAGCCAGTTGTTGAGAAAGCAGCAGAGAAACCCAAAGCAGAAAAGCCCAAAAGAACAAGAAGAAAGAAAACAACTAAAGCCGCTGAAAAGTAAAAGGGAAACAACACCCTCTTTTAACTATTTACTATGATCGGAGGGTTCATGCATGGCATTTCCAACTTTAACACCTACTTCTCAACAATCAGCAATTGTTCTTCCCTCAACCGGATCGGCAGATGATGTTCTTTCATCTCTGCCTTTTGGTATTTATACAACCGGTTCTTTTATATCTGGTGCTGTAGATCAGGTTGCATATACATACCGCAAGTTAGGCGGTGACATTCTTGATCTTGAGATCAAAGCAGAGAATGTCTATGCAAATTATGAAGAAGCAGTATTAGAATATTCTTATATTGTCAATCTTCATCAAGCAAAAAATACACTAGGATCTACATTAGGAAATCCAACTGGGTCTTTTAATGAAGACGGTGCTGTTATCGATGGTCAAACAGGTGTTGAGTTAAAATATCCAAAGTTTAATTTTGGTTATGCGTTGAAAGTAGGCCAACAGTTCTCGCACGAAGCCGGAATTGGTGGAACTCTTCCAATCTATTCAGCTTCTTTTGATACAGTCGTAGATCAACAAGACTATGATCTCCAAGCAATCGTTTCTTCATCGGCAGAAGCCGGTGGTGTTCCCTACGAGGACATCGATAGAACAAAAAGAATTGTTATCAGAGACGTATTTTATCTTTCTCCTCGACAAATGTGGAGATTCTATGGTTATTATGGTGGTCTCAACGTTGTTGGGAACCTTCATTCGTACGGACAGTTCGCAGATGACTCAACATGGCAGGTTGTTCCCGTTTGGCAGAACAAAATGCAGGCAATTCAATACGAAGATCATCTCTATACACGCACATCTCACTATTCATATGAGATTATTAACAATAATCTTCGACTTTTCCCACCTCCCGACTCTGTTTCACCAGAAAAGTTCTGGTTTCGGTTCTCAATTCGCGAATCAACATGGACTGATGAGTATAATGACGGTCAGGATGGCGTAAACAACATGAATACGCTTCCATTTGAGAATATTCCTTACGAAAACATCAATTCAATTGGTAAGCAATGGATCAGACGCTTTGCCTTAGCACTAAGCAAGGAAACATTAGGCCAAGTTCGCTCAAAATTCGGCAATAATGTGCCAATTCCCGGTGACAATGTAACTCTTAATGGTTCTGACCTTCTTAGCCAAGCAAAAGAAGAACAAGACAAATTACGCACAGAATTGAAAGAACAATTGGATCTAATGACATACGATAAACTTATCGAGACAGACAAAAACATTGTCGACAACACAAACGCAATTCAAAAACAAGTTCCTCTTGGAATCTTTGTGGGGTAATCATGAAAATCAAAATCAATAAAAAGCAAGTTTTAAGCGAAATAACCGAAGAAGAATATGACTTTGTTTCGGAAGCATTAGAGATCCCTCCAAGCGAACTGCCTTTCTCAAACATCTTCGGAGACAGATACCGAGTTCTTGGAAACTTTGAGGTTGTAACCGACGAACATCCTTTGAGCAAAGTTATTAAGTTTCTTACTGATAATGGCTGGACTTTTAACACTCCAAAGCCGCCAAAAGAATTTAATTTTACGAAGACATACGATTTGGTCGCAGCAGACAGAAATGATCGTACCAAATTTGACAAAAACGTCAAGTCTGTCACTAAAACCATCGGCTTACAAAAATTGATGCAAGATATGAACAAGGCCATGACTCAATCAATGCCCAATTCATTTGCTGATTATGAAAAACTAAGAGAGGAAGCAAAAGAGTTAAACAAATCCTTTCTCGCAGCCGAAGGCGAAGAACAAGAAAAACTTAAAGACCAAATACAAATAAACTTGTATAAGCAGGTTGACATAGGCAAGCGGATGAGAAACTATATGAACAAGTATCTCAACCCAAAGCGAAGCCATCTTTCTTTTTATCATTATGGCGAGGAAGGAGCAGCATTAGGAAAAAGACTGAGAGCAGGACTTGCAGAACACATGCCCTTGTTTGCCGACCAAGCTGCTCTTTTCAAAATGCAACAATCAATTGATAAACTGTTTGCGCCGGCTTATGTAATCTTTTCACGACATCCTATTGACGTTTTCAGAATGTCTGACTTTACAAAGATCACATCTTGCCACTCTCCTCCATCAATGAAAGGAGAAGATAAATTTGACCAATTCAACATTTGTGCTCTTGCAGAGGCTTATGCGAACGGAATGATCTCTTATGTTGTAACAGCAGAAGAATTTGAAAAGAATGAGATGGAACCAACTCAACAAACACTCGACGAGTATGAAGACGATGAATTGTTTTATGATTCCGAACGCGGAGAGGGCGTCCTTGAACCAAGATCACGAATTCGAATTAGACGAACAGCATACACAGATCCAGACACCAACAATGTGATTCCACTTGCCGTTCCCGATCAAAAAGTTTATGGTCTTGATACCGGCGGTTTCAAAGAGTATGTGAGAAGTTACATCGCAAACATTCAAAAAGCCGACCTTGAAAAGATTTTTCAAACTGAAGTTGAAGGCTTCCAAGACGGTTCAACCTTGCTTAGCATTGATAATTTTGAAAGATTTGGTGGAAGCTACGAGGACAACGGAATGGCTGTCCGTGATAATCTTCCTATGATGTTCGCCTCCGCCCTTGATATTGACCCGCTTAAGATTATAGCATCCGGATATTTGAAATACGATAGGTCTCTTCAGAATGAACTTGAATCAAAAGCAGATGAAGAATTTGGAGCGAGCATAGAAGATGTGCAGCGTGATGTGGAAAGAATCGCACGAGATGCTGGTAGAAGACAAGCATGGTATTTTGATATCGAGGTTGGCGACATAAATGGTGTTCCGTCAATTGACGAGGTTGGTCTTGTAGTTTATGCCACTCTCCCAGAAGATGTCGATGTCGCAAACAACTTCAGCAAGATCAATGAAATCTTTGAGGATTACATAGATTATTTCTCTTTGCCTTGGGCGAACTTTGATCAAGTTGAGCCAGAAGAGATTGCAGTCTATGCCGCCGGTAATGTAGATGATTCAAATTTCTCATCTCCGTTTGTAAGAATCAGGTACCCTGATCTTCAGTTCATGTCTCGCATGGCGACAGGAGAGCGGTTCAGTGTTGATGATTTGGCAAACCAACTCGCTCAACTCACAGAAAGCAGCAGAGATGGCGGAATGTCTATTGCTCTCGCCACGGATCCTTATGTTGAGGACGGCTTTGATACAATCGCCACAACAATTCTTGGAGTTACAGGCTTCGTTGATGATTCGGACTTTTATTTACAACAGGTTGCTATTGAATACTCTGTTCAACAATACAAAGAGTGGGATGAACAAACCCAAGCTTATGATTACATCGGGCCTTTTGAAATACAAACCGATGTTACATTTACAAGCACTCTTTCAATTGATCTCTCCGTTCTTCAAGAGAGAGGCGAATATACTCCAAAGCAAGCCGCTGCTCTTCTTATAATGCTGGGAGAGGACGAGACCCTACAAAAGTTTTTAGTTACAGAGATTAACAAAGAATGTCAAATCGCTGCTGGTGATGGCGACAGTTGGCAAGGCACAGTTATTCCATTCACGATTGAAGGCCCCAGTAATTACAGTTCTGTTGAAGAGATCTTTGAAGAAGATCCCAATGGTCAGGTTGATGACTATTTTAACCTTCGTATGGATCTTGACCAAAGTGATGTAAGTACAAAGGCAGAAAAAGTTGCCCTCGCTGCTCTCTTGGAACAATACGACGAAGGCGAGATGGCCGAACTGATCTTGGCCTATTCCGAGCCTCTAAAAGCAAAGATGCGAGAACTTGTTCCAGCCGAGCCTACAAATGAAAGCAAAAAGCGAATGAAGGTTCGCGTGATTCGAGGATAGTAAATGTCAGAAGACAATAAATGGTCGAAACCCGCATCTCCCCCGCCTCCTCTCTTTCTCGGAGAGAAGGAGCGAAACCTTGTTAAGCAGGTCAATGATGAGATCATCGAAAGAGTCATCGGCCAACAGATCCTCTATTTTCCAATTGATATCGAAAGAACCAACTTCCATCCGGTATATGGCGAGGCCATTGAAAAAACTTTCTTGCACCCGATCAGAGTTCACGCACTTGTAAACTATGAAGGCGTTGAAACAACGTATCTTGAAGGCTATGGGCTTGATAAACAAACAGGGATTGTTGTCAACTTTCATAAGAGAAGATTAACAGAAGACCAAAATCTTTTTGTCCGTGAAGGAGATTTCGTCAAATACGGCGATATTTATTATGAGATAGTAAAATTAAGCGAACCAAAACAATTGTTCGGACAAATCGAGCATCGCTTTGAAGTTACTGCAACCTGCACTAGGGCAAGAGACGGAGTATTTAACGGTGAGTGAAGTAGAAGAGATTCCATTTTTGCCCTCGACAATTGAGACAATTGACGTTGGTTTGTATAACTGGCTGAATGAGTCGCTAGACCTTCATACAACGACAAACGCCGGCTTTAAAAAAGTTCCTTGTCTTTGGTTATCAGCGGAACGATCATTCCAAATTAAAAATAATAAAGATCTGCGTGACTCCTCTGGTAAATTAAAATTGCCAATTATATCAATTCACAGAACTTCAATGGTGAAAGATCCTTCTTTTCGAGGCACTCATTACGCACACTTGCCTGACAATTCTGACTACAAAGGCGGTGCAACCGCTGTAACTCGCCGTATTGTTCAAACTAAAACAAGAAACTTTGCAAACGCTGATAAGGCTCGAGAACTTCAAACCGGAGACCATACAGGCAGATCCAATAATAAGAAGATTGTCTATGAGACAATTGAAATGCCTCTCCCAACTTATGTCACATGTAATTATGAAATTACCGTAAGAACTGAATACCTTCAGCAATTAAATGAAATTATCACGCCTTTTGTTACTCGGACAGGCGGTGTAAATCATTTCTTATTTGATAATGATGGCCACAGATACGAGGCATTTATTCAGCAAGACTTCAACCCAGAATCAAACATTGTTAATCTTGGCGAAGATGAAAGATACTTCGAGACCAAAGTTACAATTAAAGTTTTAGGATATTTAATGGGCGAAGGTGTTAACAGAGAAAAGCCAAAAGTTGTCGTTAGAGAGAACTATGTTGAAGTTAAAATGAGTAGAGAAAGGGTCATGGTTGGAGACCAATTACCATGGCGCACTGTAAATAAACAGAAATACCGAGAATAATTACTATTGATCCTAATCGATACTATTTAATATGATTATAAATTTATAAGGAGTATATTAATGCCTAGAAAGTTTGATTTTATTTCTCCCGGCATCCAATTGACCGAGGTTGATCAAAGCACTGTTCCAGCACAATTGCAGGAAGACGGTCCGCTTTTAATTGGTCGTGCCCTTCGTGGACCTTCAATGAAGCCAATTAGAATCCAATCGTTTGATGATTTTGTCACAGTATTTGGTAATCCTGTATATGGCCCACAGCCCGGCCCAATGGATATTTGGAGACAAGGCAACACTGTTGCTCCAACTTACGCTGGTATTGCTGCTGAAGCATGGCTTGCAGCAAACGATACACCAATTACTTTCGTTCGTCTTTTGGGTGAACAGTCAGATAATGCAACCACTGCCGGTAGAGCAGGGTGGGATACTGCCAACAGCCTTGATACAGCATACTCTGCATCAGGTGGTGCTTTTGGTCTTTTCGTTGCTCCCTCCAGTTCAAGCCCTCAAGCCAATTCTAGTGGTTCGCTTGCGGCAATTTTCTATGTTAACGAAGGTTCAATTGAACTTTCGGGTACAATTGCTGATAATGCTGGAACTACGCAAGGTACTGGTTCCGCTGTGATGATTAATTCTCTTGCAAGTGGTAATGGTTCTACTTTTAGAGCGTTGGTTAAAGATAATAACGGTGCTGTTGTTGACAACGTTGTATTTGACTTTACACCCGGAAGCAAGAATTATATTAGAACTGTTTTTAATACCACACCTCATAAAGTCAATTCCAATATTAACGATAGTACTGATATTAAAACTTACTGGCTTGGTGAAACATTTGAAGAAATGCTTAATCGAGACGGCTCTTCTACCGGTACAGCAGGAGAGCAATTGGGGATTATGCTTGGTCTGGCATCTGGTTCAACCGGCGTTGTTCCCGGTGCTGGTCGCCCATCATTGACAGAATATTCAGATCATGAATTTGCTGCAACTGCTGCTAAATCTGGCTGGATTATTAACAGAGATCCTTCTGAGGACAATACAAATTATACTCCAGAAAATGCTGAAAAACTTTTCCGTATTATTGCTCTTCATGAAGGCAAGTCCTTTCAAGATCAGTATTATTGTGCTATCGAAGGCCTCAAACTTGGGACCGAGGTCAATAAGAACTCAACCTTCACTCTCAGTGTTTATGAGTGGGGAACCAAAAGGCTTGTTGAACAATTCTCAAACCTTTCTATGAATCCTGTTTCAGACAACTACATTCTTAAAAGAATTGGTGATATGAATATGGTCTGGGATGACGGTGATAAGAAATTCAATATGGTTGGAAAATACAACAATCAATCTGACTACATCCGAATTGAAATGGCTGACGCTCTTAAGAATGATCAGCAGCCTCAAGACGAATATGCAATCCCATTTGGTTTCTACGGTCCTCAAAAGTTCTTGAACTTTTGCCTATCTGGTAGTAATTCACGACCAGTAAGCCCAGATAATTACGGTTCAAACCTTGTTCATGCAATGGTTGTTGGTTCTGGTAACCTTCCCGGTGTTCCAGAAGAAATCGCTGATGCTGATCAAAGTGGATTTGCTCTTGTGGGGTCAAAAGATGGTGCAGACGAAAGAATCGTCACATTTAAGTTTCCATCGTTGAGACTAACCACCGTTGATTCAAAAGGCGTTCAGAATGCCAACTACAAAGTAACCGACTTGTTCGGTGTTAATCAGCAACTTTCTTCATCTAACTTGCTAGATCAATCATACAGAGATCTTTTCCGAGCAATGCCTCGTGGATTTGATGCTCATGCAAATACAGGCACTGCTGCCGATGCTACAGAAACTTCGTTTATCTTCTCACTTGATGATGTTGTTTATGACTCAACAAATGTTAGAGCATATCATGTTTCTGGTTCTCGTCTGGCTGGTACATCTTATACTGCGACCAATGGTGATCAAGCACTTATTGATGCAAAAATTAAACAATTCATTGTCCCACTCTTTGGTGGCTTTGATGGGCTTAAAATTACCGAACTTGAGCCTTTTAATAACCGAAGTGGTGTCATTGGATCAAGCGAATCAACAAGTTACACATACTACAGTTTGAACAAGGCTCTCGATATTGCTGAGGACCCAGAAACTGTTGAGATGGATCTTCTTCTTCTGCCCGGTATTAACAACTCTGATATCACCAATAGAATGATTGAAGTTGTTGATGAGCGTCAAGATTCTCTTGCAATCATTGACCTTGAGAATGCGTACACAACCGCAGCAGAAACAACACCTTCTCTAGAAGGCAAAGGCTCACTTGCAACTGTTATTTCTGATGTTCGAAACAGAAACTTTGATTCCTCATACGCTGCCGCATATCACCCATGGGTTAGAGTCCAGCAGAAAGGTGATACAGTTGTGACTCCTGTTCCTCCTTCGGTTGCTGCCTGTGGTGCTCTTGCGAGATCTCAAGCGCTTACCGCTCCTTGGTTTGCTCCTGCCGGATTCAATCGTGGCGGACTTACAAACCTTGGTGGAACCAACGGACCTAGCACGCTTTCAGTTGTTGAGACCATGAATAAAGCAAATCGTGATGACCTCTATGAACTTGATGTTAACCCAATTGCTAGACTCCAAGGAGAGTTTGTAATCTTCGGTCAGAAGACACTCCAGCAGACTCCATCGGCTCTTGACAGAATCAACGTTCGTCGCATGATGATTTATCTCAAGAAGAGAATCGGCAGAATTGCTAATACTATTCTGTTCGACCAGAACATCCAAGTTACTTGGAACAAGTTCAAGAGTAGAGCAGAACGCGTGCTTAACAGAATTAAAGCACGAGGCGGAATTACAGAATTCAAAGTTGTTCTTGATTCAACCACAACCACTCCAGATCTTCAGGACAGAAACATCCTCTACGCCAAGATCTATGTGAAGCCAGCCAAAGCAATTGAGTTTATTGCAGTTGACTTTGTAATCACAAGATCCGGAGTTCAATTCTAATGATCTATACTAATTACAATAAAGGGAGATTAATATAATGGCTTTTTGGACTTCAGCAGGTGTAGAACCTAAAAGAAACTTTAGATTCAGAATTCAATTCGTATCGAATAATGCAAGCGGTAACTCAGTAATTGAAGGCATTTTATGGTGGGCGAAGACTGTAACTACTCCGTCTTTTGATCTAGGTGAAACCGAACATCATTATCTTGGAGGTAAGTATTATTTCCCCGGTAAAGTATCGTGGTCGGAAGTTACAATGACCTTAGTTGATCCCATTTCTCCTGATGCTGTTGGTGTTATGAACCAGATTTTAATTAATTCTGGTTATATGGTTCCAGAAAACACAGACCCAGATCAGTTTCACACTATTTCCAAGAATGCTTCAATTGATGCTGGATTGCAATTAATTGTTATTGAAGTGTTAAAAGCAGATGGTGCGGTTGTAGAAAAGTGGACCCTTAATCAGCCATTTATTAAATCAGCAAAGTTTGGAGATCTTGATTATTCAAATGAAGATCTTAGAACAGTTGATTTGACCATCAGATATGACTGGGCCACATGTACATTCCCTGAAACTCATCCCGATTTCCAACAAGAAGAAACTTTCTTTAATGTCGGTGATAATCCTTCTGAGGGTCCTGATTACACTCCAAATAATGAAGGTAGAAATATAGACAACGATCCGAGTTTTGGATCCTAATAGAGGTTAAATGGCTTTTTGGACCAACAACGCAGCCCCTAAAAGACAATATCGCTTCTCCATTCTAGATGCCAACGATGGTGTTGAAGATGGAGAAGCCATTTGGTATTGGGCCAAGTCGGTTACAAAGCCATCATACGAGATTTCAACAAACGAATATCAACTTATAAATCATAAATTTAAGTATCCGGGCATTCTCACTTGGAACGATGTTACAATCTCTATTGTCGACACATCAAATAAGACGCAATTGCTGCTGAATAAAGCCTTTAATTTCGGTTATATTTACCCTAACTATGCAAATATAGAGCAATATATAGATGGCATCTCGAAGTCAAAAACTGAGGCTTATTTCGATGCTATTTCAATAAATCAATTAGATGAAAAAGGCAACGTTCTTGAAGAATGGAAGCTTCGAGGAGCAATTTTAAAATCTGTAAACTTTGGAAGCCTTGATTATTCAACAGATGATCTGGTTTCAATCGAACTTACAATAACCTATGACTGGGCTCAAATTGATGGACTTTCTGTTAATCCTGTTTTTGTCCCCGTCGCTGTTGATAATGTCCAAGCCGGAGAGCAAGTAAATCAAGAGAATAATACCGGTGATATCACAGACCCAACTGTAGCATAACGAGGTGAAATTTGACTACAAGAAATAATGAGGATAGAATCGGACCTCAAACAATCGATTCGGAGCCAACAGCGGCATTGAACCCGCTTGAGTTTGTCGCTCCCACGGAATTGGTGGATATTCCATCAAAAGGTTTGCTTTATCCTGCCGATCATCCGCTCCATGGAAAAGAAGAAATCGAGATTAGGTATATGACAGCCAAAGAAGAGGACATCCTTACATCAAAGACGCTCCTCAAGAAAGGTGTTGCAATTGATCGCTTCCTTCAGAACATTATTGTTGACAAAAACATCAAAGTCAATGATCTTTTGATTGGAGATAAGAATGCAATCTTAATCGCTGCGCGCTCAACAGGCTATGGAAGCGATTATGAGACTCAAGTTGTATGCCCTAACTGCGGTACAAAGTCTCATGAGTCATTTGACCTTGCAAATCCGCACATAAATGAGTCAAAAGTTGATGAGGGACTTGGAATTAGAAAGACCGAGAACAATAATTTCCTTTTGACCATGCCTTTTAGCAAATTTGAGGTTGAAATCAGAGTTTTGACCGGAAATGACGAGAAACAGATCACAAAAATGGCCGAATCTCGCAAAAAAGGCATGATGCAAGAGACAGGAATGACCGATCAGTACAAAATGATGATTGTATCAGTGCAAGGCAACTCTCAAAGAAACGTTATTAATCATTATGTTGATAACATGCCTTTGCGTGACGCAAGATTTTTAAGAAATGCTTATAAATTGGTCAATCCTGATGTTAAAGTCCAGAAGCATTTTGAATGTTCGAATTGTGGCTTTGATCAGGAAATGGAGGTGCCCTTTGGGGCCGACTTTCTTTGGCCTGACCGATAAATATTCCGAATCTGTTTACGAACAGTTCTTTTTGCTTAAACATTTTGGTGGATGGTCTCTTATTGAGGCCTACAACCTCCCCGTGGGTCTTCGAAATTGGTTTGTGAAGCGTTTGCAAAAACAATTCGAGGATGAAAAGAAAGAAATGGAAAAAGCACGGAAGAAATCATAATTAATGCCCGCAAGGGCATTTTTTTTATAAAACTAATTACTGTATTGGAGACCGTTGTCATGAAGATTGATTTAACAAGAGATCCCAGACTTCTAACCGAGGCTTGGATTAATGCATTTGGGCAGTGGAGCAAGGCTTTGCTTAAATATATGTATGGTAAAGATGTCAATGTTGTTGCAAACCTTAATGAAGAAGAACAATCGTTGAAGTTTATCATTCGAGGCGAACAAAAAGATGTCAAAGCATATGCAAAGGCTCTTTTTGCTGAAAAAGATTACCTTGAGGCTTACGCACAATTTGGCAAAGACCACCCAATGACCAATAAACAACGTATTGTATTGGATCAAGCCGTTGGTGACTTTGAAAACAAAACCGGAATCACATGGCCGTTTAAAGACGAGGACTAATAAGTGTCTGAAAAAACATTCACAATAGCAGAATTAAAAGCAGCACTAAAAGACCTATCCTCTGACGATCTTGAGGAAATTGGCTTAAAAAAGGCAACTCAAGCACGCATAAAAGTTGATGCAGAAAATATAAAAACATTAAATGATTTAACCGATGCAAAATTAAAAGAACTTCAGGTTAATATTGATCTTGCAAATGCAGTTCAAGATGGAACTCAAAGAATTGTAGCAGAAAAGAAAGCAAGGCAAGAGCAATTAGAAATTCTTGCTGACTTGCTTGAAAGACAAAAACAAATGCTTACCTTCAATGAGGTAAATACCGAAGAAGCACAGAGATTAGAAAAACAAATTAAAAATTTAACTGCTGCTTTAAATGCAGAAGGAAAGTCTGCGGCGGCTTTGAGGACTGAAGCACAAGCGGTTGATAAATCTAGGAAAGAATCTTTAAAAACAGCAAATAAATACGAAAGATCAATTGATTCTCTTGGACAGAAAATGATCATATTTGGCAAAGGCCCTCTTGTTAAGCAAGTTCTAGGTTTTCGCAAACTTGGAAAAGAACTTGCAAATAGCGAAGAGGCTCAACAAAACTTTCGTCAAGCAATTATAGATACAGTTAATCTCACAAATATTGCCGGTAATCTTCTAAATGTCGTTGCAGATTCAACTTTTACTCTTGTTATGGCTTTGGATGCTGCCTCGACAGCGTTTGCTTCAGCAACAGGCTTCGGGAATCAGTTCAATCAAACAATGCGCGACGCACAACAACAAGGCAACTATCTTGGCGTTACAATGGATGGTGCTGGAAAAGCAACACAAAGCCTCGCAGCAGGTTTTACAAACTTTGTTAATATTTCATCTGACTCAAAAGCAGCTTTAGTTTCAAATGTCGCCCAACTTGAAAGAATTGGTGTGTCCGCTGATACATCCGCTGGTCTTATCAACTTTTTCAACCAGAACTTGGGAATGACAGCAGAAGAAGGTGTTCGTGTTACAAAAGAATTGGCAATGATGGGCCGAGAATTGGGTATGACTTCCGGTCAAATAACAAAAGATTTTCAAGCAGCGCTTCCAACTCTTGCAGTATACGGCGATCGCTCTCAGGAAGTATTCAAGGGTCTTGCTGCGGCTGCCAAGGTCGCTGGTGTCGAGATGAGCAAGCTTCTTGGATTGGCCGGAAAGTTTGACACATTTGCTTCGGCAGCCGATACAACAGGTAAATTGAACGCAATATTGGGAACTCAAATGTCCGCTGTTGATCTCTTGAGACAATCAGAAGAACAAAGAATTGAGACTCTTATTGCAAACATGCAAGCACAAGGTCGATCGTTTAAAGATATGGATCGTTTCACACAGAAAGCAATTGCTGCGGCTGCTGGTATTGATGATCTTGCAGAAGCTCAACGTATTTTTGGAATGGATATCGGACAATTTAGAAACTACCAAGATGCCATGAGCAAATCAGCCGAGGTGCAGAAGAAATTTGAAGATGCTGTTCAAGCAACCATTCCAATTCAGGAAAAGTTCAAATTAATCGCAGCAGAGTTTGCAATCGGAGTTATTCCAATTCTTGAGAGTATTCATGGTGCTTTAGATGTTGTTTTAAACTTTTTTGGAGATCTTGATAAAGATACACAAGAATTTTTAACAGGCATCGCATCCAGTATTTTAGTTCTTTTCTTGGCATTTAAGACATTTGCTGGTGTTAAAGCCATATTTGCAACAATCTTTGGCCCTCTTAGGACGCTTGGAAATATGTTGGGCTTGACAGCGGGCAAAACCGCTGCGGCAGCAGCCGAAATGAATGCTGCCGCTCCCAGTGTGTCCGGTGCTATGATGCAGATTGCAACAGGCATTGGAAGAGCAATGGAAATATTAGCCAAATCTGTTATAAGGGGTGGGCCTGCGATTGCAATCTTGGTTGGTGGCCTAATTGGTATTGGATTGGCGGCTGTTCTTCTCGGTAAAGGACTGTCTGAACTCGAAAGCGGTATGCTAACGGATTTCCTCATATTTATTGGAGGACTTACGGCAATTGCATTAATACTTGGCGCTATTGCTACAAATCCAATTGTTGGTGGTATGGCATTAGCAGGATTTGCAGCGTTGTCGGTTGCTTTGATCGCACTAGCCGCCGCGTTAAATCTGTTGCCTGTCGGTGTTTTAAAATCAATTTCAGATGGTCTTCAAGCAATATCAAATATCTCCATGGAAAATGTTGCAGCACTTGGCGAAGTATTTTCAACCATGGCTGTTGGAATGCTCGAATTGTCAGCGGCTGTTAATGCTCTTGACGGAAAGAAAGTTAAAGTATCATCTGTGTTGGAGAACCTTGCACTGTTAAGCACAGGAACAGCCAAGGACTCTATGACCGGCGCAAAAATAACAGCAGCAAGTGTTAATGTTGTGAGTAACCTAGAAAATGTGCTCAATCTAGAAGGATTGGAGGTCAAAGTTTCAATCGGAGACAAAGAATTCAACGAAGCAGTAATTACGGCAGTCCAGAAATAAGGTAACATAATCATGATTCCAAATTATTATTTTAATTCCTCGGACAATTCCTCCGAATATGCAACAAAAACCGGTGCCTTGCTTGAATTTAAAAGCATGATTTCTGGTGTTAATGTAATTTTTAAGGCATTCTTGACCGACTTCTCTCAAAACTTTGCATCAACATGGAATGCAGAGAATGTATTTGGGCGCATGGACCCAATACCAACATTTGACAATACAAAGAGAACAATAACTGTTGGTTGGGACATTCCGTCGTATGACCTTTCTGATGCAAAAAACAATCTTCATAAGTGCTCTGTATTAGTGCAAATGCTTTATCCAAACTATTCTGCAACTCAAAACTTTACTCCGGAAGGTCAAGATGAAGGTGGTTTTTCTGCCACATTGGCAAACTCTTTAACAAAACCACCCTTGTTGAAACTTAAGTTTGCAAATTTAATATCAACATCAACGCCCGGCACTGATGATGGTCTTTTGGGCTGGGTCGATGGGATCAACTGGCAGCCAAAACTTGATGAAGGAATGTTTGCTCATAATGGCAAGTTTTATCCAAAGGTGATTTCTCTATCTTGCACCTTTAACGTTCTCCATCAAGAGAATCTGATTCTTAATAATCAATCAAAACTGCCCGGCTTTCCATTTAACTCCGACGCTTTGCCGGTTGTTGACGATGGCTCAACTGTCACCGCAAATGACCTCGGCCTCTTGACAAATCCAAACAGCACCGTTAATACAACGATGGGAGACTAATCATGGCTAGAAACACAAATCGAAAGAAAGCAACCAATAGACACCCACAATACGAAGAATTGTTCGAGAACAGAAATATAAAACAAATCGAACAATATCGAACAAAGAAACTTACATATCCTTCCAAAGAACAAATCAATAATCTTGAGTTAACCAAGTATTATTGGCAAGCAAATGACAATTTTTACAAGGTCTCCGAAAAATTTTACGGTGATCCAAAGTATTGGTATGTCATTGCGCAATTCAACAAACTTCCATTCGAGGGAGATATCAAAGTCGGAGATACATTAATGATTCCTCGCCCATTGGCTAGAGTCGTGCAGGTGATGAAGTAATGGCATTAACTGAACAAGAAAAAGAAACTATTCTACGTCAGATCTACGAAAACAAAAAATATGATTTTGATCTAGCCAAACAAATTCTAACAAATAACGATTATAAAAGTTATTTAAAAAGTGTAGATGAAGATGATTATGATGAACTTGAAAACGGATCATCATTGTGGCAAGGTTTTTTAAACACAATTTCGTATGATGTATTTGCATTTGATTTATTTATAGAGGAATATTCAAGCCAAGTAGCCGAAAATATTCAGAGTGGTGGAATTACTCTAGCAGAAATGGAGTTATTTCTAAATAACAGGACTGATTTCCTACAAGATAATCTTTTTACCGAAGATGAAGATTATGTTGAAAAAATAATAAAAGCGATTATTAAAAATCCTAATTCTATACCATCAGAACTTTCAGCAATCATAAGAAGCGGCAATCAATTTGATGTCGAATCTGCGAAAAAAGTAAGAGAAACTTTAGATTCAGGCGGAGTTAGATTAGATGATTTGCATCATGTTCAGATTGCTGATCAAACTAAATATATGCTAAGAGAGAGCACGAGCAATTTAGCGCAAGCGACCGGCGGGAGAATTCCTAAAGCCAGTTTTGATACCATAGCCGAGACCGAACCAGAGATTGCAGAACTACGAGCATCCTCCATAAATTTTACAAGTGATTTAGGAGGAGGATCCACATTAAATACCACTAATGTGAGCAGTATTGACAATGATTTATTTGTTGAGTCTTATACAACATATTTGCAAGGAGTTCTCAGACGAGGTAGCAATCCCCTCACAACTTTTAATGATGACACAGATAAATTAGCAGAAAAAATATCAAAGAGATCTTTTAAAGAATTTGAAAACAATAGAAGAATTGAACTTTGGAATAGGCTTGTGGCTGCAAATGGTGATGGCACAATAACACCCGAAGAGGCAGCCAATGCACTGAACGGTGCAAACGCAGCGGCAATTGAAGAAGCAAGTAATTCAGGCATTGCTGGTCGAATTGAAGATTCCTCTCCTCTTTCCGAAGCAGAAATCGAACAACGTCAAAGATTTTATCAACAATGCGTTCTCTTGGTGCATATGAATAATCTTAAAAGTTATTACTCTGATGATATAAGTTCTGATGATAAATCCACATGGCATGATAATAGCGTTTATAATGATCGCTTTTATATGATTACTGACGGTGAAGACAATTCAACATTTGTTAATACTTTGACTGCTCCAAAAGGTGATACAATAAAAGATTTCTTAAATATTACACCAGATATTCAAGCATTTCTTGTTCCAAAGATTCGTTTGTTTAAAGTGTTTGGAACCGGCGACAATCTTCGTCAAGTTGAATTTGTTTTTCGAAATAACAGTTATAACAATAATTATATGTCTAATTTGTTCTCCGACAATTCAATTGTGACACGAGGCTCTGGATATGGTATTAAAGAAATTTCTTTTAGTTTTGAGGGCGCATCACCAGCAACAGCAAAGAATGATATTAAGTTTGGAATCAAATTGTTCTTTCAAGATTTTAAAGACTTTGTCACCCCATTTGATACAGTTGACTCAAAAGGAAAAGCAGCCAAGGCACGATTTGTTGATTTAATTCTTTTCGACCAAAAAGACAATCCGCAGGTTACAAACAATCAATTACGACAACAGTACGATCCACAGTATTATCGCATTAGAGCAGATGTTGGTTGGCAGGTTCCAAATGAAAACGATCAGCAATTTATCTCTGCTTGTAATAAGCGAGGACTTAGCGCATCTGCCATTAAAAATGCAATTGTGAAGATGAATAAATCATTCTATCTCACAATGGTGGAGCATGATCTAGATTTTGATAAAACTGGAACAGTGACCGTTACAGGTGAATATAGGGCTTATATTGAGTCACAATTAAAAACAACAAGATTTGATGCGCTGTCTGATCCAGCTATTATTGCATCAAGAAAAGCAAGAGAAGAAAAACTAGCATCAGCAAAAAAGAAATGCACTCCGGGTGAAATAGCACAATTAAAGTCAATCTTCAATGGCCAAGAAAAAGCCGAGGTTAGGACCGTACAAAAAAGAATTATAAATAAATTGTATGAGAAAAACAAGATCTTTAATGTTGTTGTAAAAGACGATGGAGACTTTAGAGAAACAGGCGCTTTTACCAAAATGCCTTCCATATCTGAAGCAGTAAAAACTTATAATACTGAAGAACAAGAAAATTCTATTCAATTTTTCTATCTCGGAGATTTGTTTTATATAATCCTTGATTCAATGTACGGTGAATCTGGTGATCCAAAGATTGATAAAACTAAATTTATTTTACCAAGCATTGAACTCGAGGCTTATTTGAGCGGCGAGACAGGCTATACCATCAATGTTGCTCAAATACCAATTTCAATCAATTACTTTAAAGAGTGGTATACACAAACAATTGTAAAACCAGAGCGCAAATCTTATGCAATTATGTATTTTATCCGAGATTTATTAAATAATCTAATTGTTGATGCTCTCATTGATACATGTCTAAATCGTGATTATAATAAATCTTTTAGATTTAATTCTACTACTGTCACTACCAATGGGGATGTGCTCACTGGTAAAACAACCAAAAATGATTACATTATAAATATTGCAGATCCTTCAAATAACGACTTATTCCCCCTAACAGCCGAGACAGAAACAGGAGAACCAGCAGATATTGCAGATTTGGTGACATATGTTTTCATTATACCAGTCTATAACACAATAACCAACAAAGGTCTCGGAAATTATTTTGATGACGTGGATCGTGGAGTCTATCATTTTGAGATTGGAACAGATAGAGGTATATTAAACGAAGTTAAGTTTAGTAAGATTGATATGGAGTATATCCGAGAGGCTAGGTTTGAACAATCTCGTGGAGTTGATGATTTATTACAACTTGCTGCTGTTTATAAAGCATCGCTAAAATTATTCGGTAATACTTTATTTTACCCCGGTATGACATTATTTATTAACCCTTTTGGTCTTGGCGGTAATGAATTTATTCCGTCGGATCCAAATTCCATTGCAAACAAACTTGGTCTTGGAGGCTATCATCTCGTCACAAGAGTAAATTCAATTATTTCAAACGGCTCTTTTAAAACTGATGTCGAGGCAATGTTTGTATATCCCGGCGACGGAGTTACTAGGGCACTTGTTCAAGGAAATAATCAACCAAAAGATGGAGCCGAAAATGATATTACAACTGCGCCGCCAGATCCCGATCCAAATTTCTGTGATACTTTAATTCGAGAAGAATCAGATTATCTGAAAAACCTTGCAAGAGAAGCAGAGATACAAGAATCTGAAGATATTACTGCACCTTCACCCAGTGAATCGCCACCTTCATCTCCTGCTGCTGGTAGAGTCATTGAAGCCTTAAAAGAAGCAGGAGGTGCCAATGATAAAAACGAGACCGCAGTAGTTATAGATGGGCAAACTTTCAGCTACCAATCATTTGTAGTTAATGATGATAAAACACTAGTGACTTACTATAACAGCGAAGGCGATGCGGTATTTGCTCAAGAGTTAGATGAAAATGGTGATCCAACTGGTAATTATTTATATTGAGATAAACAATGGCTAGATTTAACGGAAAGAACGATACAAACCAAACCAAAAACCTCATGGCCCAGAGGAACAATTACAACTACGGAGCCTATGCAAGGGATGAGGACGGTCTTGATATTAAACCAATAACCGATTTCAACTTTGCAGAGAGAGTTTATTATGGACGTGTTGATCCATCATTGAGCCCTGTTTATCCAGACACTCAATTTATTAAAGCGGTTCCATATGTAAGGCAACCAGAAGCCACTCCATTTTTGATGGATTTTGTCGCCGACATGTTTGCAACGCTCTCTGAAAAATTCTTCCGCTCGTGCAAATTAGGCCAAATACCTCAAAACGATCCCTTCTTTACCGATTTGGTGGCATATAACGCTTATCTAGATCCAGCAGACGATTATAGAGATTATATCACAACAGTGCTCGACACTTTCAATAACGACTACCTATTTGCCGAGAACAGAGAAAAAGATGTTAAAACTGTAGAACAGTATGTTAATCACCTTGTAAAATTCAGTGAGCAATTAGGGCCCACATTTCCTTTGACTTTTTCTGGCTTTATGTTAAGTACACAAAGTTCCATATTTAGCACAGGACTGGCTGTAACAATCGCTGATCTTCCGGCAGATAATGACGAGATCAAAGATGATTTGTTTATCAGGAATACAACATTTCCTCTGTTTCTCAATTTTGCAAAAGAGACAGGCTTTTCCGTTAATAAAAACGTTCCATATATGTTAGTTGCTGACCTAGAGTCACCAATAACCAAGCGTTATATGGCTCGGTATCTTATAGGCTCTACGCAGAGTGCTTTCAGTACGAGATACAAACAAACTTACACCTCCGATTTTGATAAACTTTTTGATAATATTATAACATCTTATAGAGTGTTTGTCAACAAAAAAAACTATGTTAAAACATTAAAACCATGTAATGGTAAGACTATATCAGAAACTTCTTATAAAGAAAATATTAATAATAATGTTATTAGTAGATTAATAAGTAATAATAATTTATTTATTAATTTATATATTAATATAAGAAATATAGAAGAAGATAAACCTTTAAATGATAATGAATTAATGACATTTAAAAGAGATATGAATCAGTATATTGAAAGATATGGCAGAGATGAAGTAGTGCGATTGATAGCAGAAAAATTCACGTCAGTGAGGAAATTCAAGGATGGTGGAGTATTCTCGAAGGTAAACAAAAGAAATCTTAAAAAGGACTTGACAAATAGAATGCAAAGTGTTACAATATATTAAATTGGAGGCACAATGACATTTCAAACACTTGACGACAAGCGAGACTGCAAAGGAGTATTTTACAACGGAGAGTTTTATTTTGATAAGTTGCCTCGCAACTTGGATTTAACGTGGTCTTGGTCAGCACACTTGGAGGATTATAATGTGGATTTCGCGGAGCTATGGGTTTCTGGTAAAAGTATTGGAGAAGTTACTCCTGATCATCTTCGTGATCGTTATAATTTTGCAGAGCGACGGCTTCAAGCTCATGTTAAAGCGATTGTTCAATCGCAGATCAACTTGGATGATAATTGCATTTATGACCTTGTGCCTCGGCATGTTCTTAGG